CACTTCTCCCACAACCCCCACAACCACACAAAGGAAAAATTTTATGGATTTCAAACAATATGATTCACGTACTGCCGCTGAAAATCCGCAACCGTTGAAACTTCGCAATCCGGCAAACGGCGAATTTTATCAAGACGGCGATAAATTCGCCATAGTGTTGGTTATCGGTTCTCATGCGCGTTCGGTGCAAGCTGGCATCCTTGAAGAAGCGCGCAAAAAATTAAACACCACCAAGAGCAAGAAAAAGAAAGATGATGAAGCGAAGGCGTTGGCTGATGTTCAAAAAACATTGGTTGAAGGTGCGGCGCGTGTCATCCGTGGTTTTGAAAACATCGAACGTGAAGGACGTCCATTAAGCACGAGCGCCGAAGATGTGAACTGGTTTCTTGATTTAAATTTTCTATCAGTGAAATCATTGCTTGCGCACGAAGGCGGTGACGATGACGAATGGTTAGGCGATAGTTTCGCACAACAGATTTTGAAAGCATCGAATGATGCAAGTGCATATTTGGGAAAAGAATTGCCAACCTGATAAAATATGCCGCACAGGTTGGCTATCTTTCAACACGGCCCAAGGGTGCAAAAGAAACAAGGGCGGAATCGTTAGGAATCGAGTATCCTAAACCGCCTGATGGAATACACCTTGTTCAATCACTTATTGAATTAGGATGGATAGAAAACAACGGAATGGGGATCAGTCCGCTGTCTTGGGTTGAAATCAAATCATATGCGGACGCAACCGGAGCACTCACGGAGCCATGGGAGTTCCGTTGCGTTCGTGATATGAGTTCGGCATATTGTACCGAACGCAACAGTGATGATCTTTTGCGTAAAGCACCCTATGAACGTGTGACAAACTAATGACCGATTTTGCAAAACTTGTAATGGGTGCCGATACGCGTGATTTAAAGTCCGCGTTGAAAGATTTAGACGCACTCACACAAGGTAGTAAAAAAACCGAAAAGCAAACGGACCTATTAGGCGGTGCGCTTAAAAAAATGGCGCTACAAGCGGCGGCGGCATTTAGTACCCTTGCCGCGTTGCGTGAAATAAAACAATTTCAAACGGCAATGGCGGAAGTTTCAACGCTTGTTGATACCGCAACGTTTGATTTAGATAGAATGCGGAAATCGATTTTAGCCGCATCTAGCGCATTCGGTTCTGATGCTACACAACAAGCAAAGGCCACTTATCAAATTATTTCTGCGGGTGCTTCAACCGCTGCCGATGCAACAAACCTTTTGACCGCTGCAAACAAACTCGCAATCGGTGGTGTAACTGATGTTGCGACGGCGGCGGACGGTCTAACGTCCGTTTTGAATGCTTATGGCTTTGCATCCGAACGCGCAACGGAAGTTTCAGATGCAATGTTTATTTCCATGCGCGCGGGTAAAACTACCGTTGGTGAATTGTCCGCTGAAATCGGAAAAGTTGCACCATTCGCTGCACAAGCCGGGGTTTCTATCGATGAATTGTTAGCGTCGGTTGCAGCACTCACTAAGGGCGGCGTTCAAACGAATGTTGCAATGACCGGCTTGCGTGCGATCTTGGCGGCGATCACGAAACCGACAAGCGAAGCCATCGATATGGCCGAACAACTCGGTTTGCAATTTGATTCAAATGCGTTGTCAGCTAAGGGTTTGGGTGTTTTCTTACAAGAGGTTGCAGAAAAAACAGGCGGCGCAACCGATAAGATTTCACAGTTGTTCGGTGGTGTTGAGGCATTAGTTCCGGTACTTGCATTCGCGGGACAAGCCGGAAAAGATTTGTCGAAAATTATGCAAGATATGAATGTAAAAGCCGGTGCGACTGATACCGCTTTTGAAAAAATGTCCGCGACTATCGACACGCAATTAGGTCGCGTTCTTCAAGGATTAAAAAATAAGTTCTTAGAATTAGCGTTACCGCTCGGCAATGCGTTAGTTCCGGCGCTCACAATGGTTGCGGATAATCTTGACCATTTGATTATTGCGGGAACATCACTAGCAACGTTGTTCGCCGGTAAACTCGCATTGTCGCTTGCATCGGCCGCAATTGCCGCTGTAATGCCCACGGTTCGCATGTTGTCGCTTGCGGCGTCCATCAGCGCTTCAAGTCTTGCGGCAACGCTAGCAAGCACGGCGTTCAAATTATTGGGACGCGTATTGTTGACCGTGATTCCCGCTGCACTGATGATCGCGGCCGGTGAATTGGTGTCGTTGTTATTTGACCTAAAAGAAAAAACCGGATCATGGGGTACGGCATTTTCGCTTGTCGGTGATGTGGCTTTAGGTGTGCTGAAAGATATTTGGGCAAATTTGAAAGCACTCGGCAATGGTTTCGTATCGTTTTATGCAGGCATCGCTCAGGGTGCGGTTGCTTTCTTGAAAGGTGGGTCATTCAAAGAAGCATTCTTAGAAGCGTTTAAAGATATTGAATTTGGCGCAATGAATACAACCGAAGCAATCGCGCGCATGAATGCAGCGTTGCAAAATCCCGGTTCAAGTGGTGCATCGGCGGACGGCGCGGCGGCGGGTGATTCAAGTGGTGCATCGGCGGACGGCGCGGGTGGTCCATCACAAGATGTTCTGGACAAATATCATGAATTAATCACATCGCTTGAACAACAAACCCTTGCAATGGGAATGAGTGAACGCGCGGCGGCAATTTATAGTGCAACGATTCAATTAGCCGATGGATCAACGGCCGAAATGAAAAGCCGTGTGGAAGAATTGGCCGGTGCGTTGTTCGATGCCACGGCCAATCATGAAGCTGCCAAAGCAACGGCGGAAAGTTATAAACAAACCGTTGATGAATTATCCAATTCAATCGGGATGCAACTTGATTCGCTCTATAAAACTGATGAACAAATTGCAATCGACAACGCATTAAAAAAAGTTAACGGTAAGCTGACCGATGAACAAATCAAACAATTAACAACACTGGCAAAAAACGATGCTGTGTTGAAAAATACAATTGCCGAACGTAACAAATTGGAAAAAGCTGCCGCTGATGTAAAAGCGGAATTAATGACCAAACAAGACAAACTGAATCAAGCGTTGCGGGAGTATCAGGTTTTGCTTGCCGGTGGTTTTATCTCGCAAACGGAATTTGATGCAATCATCGTTAAAGTTAAAAAAGATTTGAACATCGATACGCGTTCAATTGGTCAACGCATGTGGGATGGTTTGAAAGCAACTTTCTTTGACCCGTTCAAAGATGGTGCCGAAGATATGGCCGATAAATTTGCCGAACAAGTTGAACGTATGTCTGCGGCGGCTGACAGAATGTCAAGCGCAAAAGGTATACTTGACAAGATACAGGGCGCGAATGGCATTCTATCAAATATTCTGGGTCCGATTGGACAAGTCTCGGGCACAATCTCGAATGCGATTAGCGTTGTTAAATCGGTTGTCAATATTGTCAAATCCATTGGCACAGTTTTGTTCGGCGGTAAATGGCAAACCACTGGCGGCGGTATCCAATTGCAGCTAGGCGCGGCGGGTGTGCTTGGTCAATCGTTCGAAGATCAACATAAGAAAGGTGGGCTGTTTAGTTCGTCAAAAGATCGCACGATTTTTTCAGGTATCTCGAACGAACAACAAACACAATATAACGCGGCCTATAATGCAATCCTTGATAACGCAACAAACGCTTTCAAATTGTTTGGTATGAAAGCAAGCCGCGATATTATGGAATCGGTGCAAATTGCAGCGTTGAATATCAAAACATCAGGCGAAGGCGCATTATCTGAATCCGAAGCGAAAGCCGCGATTGAAAATTGGTTTAAACAACTTGATTCGGCTGTTGTGACTGCCGTTGGTGGTGCGACTATTCAACCCTTGCTTGATCTTGCGACCGAAGGCGAAGCGGCAAGCGAAACTCTTATTCGTTTAGGGAATCAAATGAACGTCACCAACGCCTTGTTAGCGTCGGTGAATGTATCAATGTATGATGTTGGTGTGAATGGTGCGGTGTTGGCCGATACGCTCGTTAAAATGGCCGGTGGCATCGATACCTTCACGGCGGGCGTTGATTCGTTTTTTCGATATTTCTTCACCGAAGATGAACAAATCGCGAAACTAACTGAAAATCTCACGAATACATTTGATGCACTAGGATTAATATTACCGGAAACTCGCCAAGGTGTCCGCGATCTTGTGAACGGTTTGGATTTAACCACGGAAGCGGGACAACGCGCATTTGCGGCAATTATGACAAGTAGCGAAGCGTTGAACGTTTATTATACAAACCTTGAAAATATTTCGAATGATGCGGCGGACGCCGTGACCCAAGCCGCATTAGAAGCGGAAAAAATTGTGCGTAAGCGTACAGACAACGCGTTAGATATGTTGCGCCAATCGATCAATGCGGAAAAATCGGTAAAAAAATCCGCATATGATGAATCAATCAAACTGATTCAGAGCGAAGGTAAAGCGCGCGTTGATGCTGCAAACACATCATTGATTTCCGCGCGTCAAACTTTAAGTGCGCTTCAAGGTGAAGTTAGCCAAATCAACAACGCGCTCGCAAGCGCACAATTTCAATTCAATTCGAGCGGATCACGTCAAAGTTCAATTGCGCTTATTCGTTCGGCATTGGCGAGCGGTAATTTTACTGGTACGGGTGCGGCGGCGCAAAATATTTCACAATTGAATGCGTCAAGTTTTGCGAGTGCGGCGGCGTTCCAGCGTGAACAAGCGCGGACATTGAATCTTCTAGGTGAATTGTCAGACAAGGGACAAGATCAAATTGATTATGCTCAATTGACCATCACCACACTTGAAAATGAGATTATCGCAATTCAAGATTCAACATCGGAATTGATTGATGTTGAGCGTATCTTATTCGATCAACAAATTGAATTGCTAGATGACCAATTGAATGTCGCTGAAAATCAATTGAATGCCTTACGCGGAATTGATGCGAGTGTTATGACAGTCAATTCGGCATTACAAGATTTTTATACGGCGATTCAAGCTGAACGCGCGAACGGCGGAACCCCACCCGGCGTAACTACTACCGCGTCAACGGTAAGCGCGTCACAAAACACAGTACAGGAAACGGTTGATGCGTTAAATCGTATTGCTGATTATAGCCAAGCAACAGCCACAGCTTCAATGAAAAATTTCAATTTACAAGATCGACTTTGGCGCGAATCACAAGCGGAACAAACAGTATGAAGTTTGTAGTTCCAATCACGGTTGACGATAGCAACCTGACAACCAACGTTGTGAACACCTATTCAGATTGGAGTGCGGGCACCTACAATTTAGGTGACAAGGCGGTTGAGGGTGAATTGGTTTACGAAGTTGTTGCCGATCCTAGCACAACCGATCAACCATCTATAGGTGCCGCTGCCACAACACCTACATGGATTGTTTTAGGATACTCGAATATTTGGCGCATGTGGCGTGACGGTACAGACTCTATCAGTGACAAGGTTGATGATATTGAAGTTAGCGTTGATATTCCAACTGTAATCACAACGGTTGCTGTTCTTGGTATCGATGCAATTAGCGTCACTGTCGAAATGGACGATAGTGTTGAGGGCAACGTATATAGTGAAACGCAAGACGTTTCCGATATTGGTGTGCCGGATTGGTGGAGTTATTTTTTTGCAAGCTACGAACGTGAAAAAGCATTGATATTTGATGGTTTACCGGCTTATTTTGGTTCGGGCGTAACGGTTACGATTACAATTAGTGCGGCATCACCATCCGACACGGTATCGGCCGGCCGTGTGGTTATTGGGCGTTCTATTGATGCTGGTCAAAGTTTGCAGGGCATCACGTCACGCAATATAACTTTCAGTAAAAAAGAGCGGGATGAATTTGGATATTTGACCCTAATAAATCGGCGCACAATTCGCGTTGTCAATTATCCGGTCATGATACTAAGCACGGACGTTGATTCAATTCAGCGCAAAGCGGCGGATTTATCGGCAACACCGACACTTTTTATAGCCGATCCAACCAAACCGGAAACAATTGTTTTTGGTGTTCTCGAAAGTTTTGATATTATCATTAATGGCATATCTGTGGTAGAGTGCTCAATAGGTGTAGAGGAATTTTAAACAATGGCCTATCCGCCAATCACAGCACTACCCGACTATCCGATACGGGGCGAAGATCAAGAAACATTTGCAACAAAGGCCAACGCAACGGTTGCAGCTTATCCTACGTTAGTGACTGAAACAAATGCACTGGCTAATTGGGTAGAGACAACAGCCGGTCAAGTTGAAGCGGACGCGGCGGCGGCTGATGCGAGCAAAACGGATGCCGAAGAAGCAATGACACAAGCGATTGCGGTAGCTGGTACTTACACTGAAATCAATCAAGGTGCACATTCAACAGCACCGACAACGCGCAATGATGGAAGCGCGTTGCAGAATGGCGATTTATATTTCAATACCGTGAGCGGTAAAATGCAAGTTTGGAGTTCATAAATGGCGTGGCAAGATTATACTCAAGTTAACATCGATCCTATTTTGATGTTTGCTGAATTTACCTATCCGGGTGTTTATACTTTTACAGCACCGATAACCGCCCGATATCTGATTGGTGGGCTTGGAGCGGGTGGCGGTGGTGCCGGTGGCGATAACGGTGTTGGATCGGGCGCCGGTGGCGGTGGTGGTGAATTTCGCGCAGGCTGGTTTAATCTAACTAAAGACGATGCGATCACAATTACCATTGGCGCGGGTGGAACTGCCGGTGCGGTAAATCGCGGTAACGGTGGCAATGGTGGCACCACATCAATCGGTGCTTTGTTATCGTCTGCCGGTGGGCAAGGTGGGCAAGGTGCGACGGGTGGCGTTGGCGGAACGGGTGGAAGCGGCGGGACTTTCAATTTTAACGGTGGTAACGGCGGCGATGGTGCGGCGTATACATCATCATGCTCAAGTGCCGGTGGCGGTGGTGCCGGTTCTCTTTATGGCGACGGCGGCAACGGTGGTAATGGTCAATCGGATGTTGGTGGCGGTGGCGGTGGAGCAATCGCGGGCGGCAACGGTGGCACTGGTTCGGGGACAACAACCGGTAAAGGCGGATCGCCTTTTGCATCATCAACCA